TAGCCCAAAGCCATCAACTTTTGGATCTAATTGGTCATCAAGCGGACTACCAACGTCACACCATCCAGTTGACTTATCATTGCCGCCAGTATATGTTGGGTCTGAGGGGACCTTAATCTCAACCATCACGTTGTTGTTTGTTCCCAATGTACCTGTTTTGGGTATGAGGGTTGCATTTCCATAAATAGAAATTGTTAGGCCACTGGCTTGAAGTGTCCCAGAGTTGTTTTTAAAGTATCTGTAATATGTTCTCTCGGAAATGTCAAGCGAAGAGTAATCAGGGTTCCCTGCGGGAGCTTGAAGGTTTGCATGACCTGTATCTCCTGCAACACCAATTTTTAGTGGAGAAAATACTTTTCCATTAGCCGTAACCATACCATCAGCATGCTCAGCATATGAAGCAGTGTCATTTATCGACAATGTTGAGTTCCAAGTATTGGCTGACGAAGTTACAGCTGCTTGATTCGCATAGTTGCCTGAAACAATCCTGTAAGTTTCCAGCCCAAAGTATTCGTCTGTTGCTTCTGTGGTGCTCCCAATAGAGCCCGAATACCTCATGAATGCTGTTTTTGTTTGAGTCGCGGCGGTTCCATTTGATTTGAACGGGTGCAGAACTTGACCAGATATACTTGCATCTTGAGAAGAAAAGAAAGCTCCAGATATAGAAGTTCCGCCATTATAAGTGACGCTTGCCGTAACCTCAATACTTGTTAACTCACAATCGCTGGTTTCGTTCAGAGCCGGCATGTCGCATGAACTAACTGCACTATCGAAAGTATTGATACCTGATCCTGTAATTCTGATATTGGTTACTTGGCAATTTGATGGAGATGGAAATGATATTGCCGTTCCATTTTGATAAACATTGCTATAGAAGTTAGACCCAGTAAACGAAAAGCTTGCCGAAGGATTTGCTGCAAAGTATCCGATTCCTGATTGATAATAGATATCGGTGTGATTGAAGTCACTTAGAACAGGTGTCGACACATTAGTATCATCCACCGAACCAGATGGATCAACCACCCACTCAACATAGTTTGTCGTTGTATCGGCTCCTCCGACTCTATGAATAACTCTAGCATAGTTCCATCCGGAGTTCTGATCATTTACTCCAACAGAGTATGTTCCAGTTCTATAGTGCAATCTGTAGTCAGGTATTCCATCAGAGGTCAGAGATTCTGCCACTGATGATACTGACAATCCACTATCATCAGTTATGGACGAAATTACGTTCCTTGTTGACTCTAGGTCAATGGTTGTTTCTTCAGCGCCATTGATCTCGAGGACAAGAGAACCGGTATATGCATTGTAGAAAGCATTAGAAGACCCAGCTGATGCTGTTGGGTTTATTGTTCCGCCCATGACTTCGAAAGCTGAGAATACGCCTCTGGTAACGTCTCCATCGTCTGAGAATAATTCATTGATATTCACTGCACTTAGTGATCCAACACCAGCTACGTTAGAATATCCGCTAACTGCATTGTCCGCATCAAAAGAAAGTTTTGCAGCAATACCTGCTGAATCGGTCAAATTTAGGTCAGCAACTTCATCTGGGGTTGCCGCGTCGTCTGTATCGGAAGCTCCAAGTTGGAATTGTAAAGTTTCAAAATATTTTGTCCACGATGCATCGGCTTCAATTTTTATAACCGCATAGCTTCCAGCTGGTATAGAAGCGGTTCCAAAGGTTATACAATGAACAGAATTTGATGTTGATGTTGTGCCTGTGTTGCTATTGTCAGATGCTCCATTGATTAGGGCACCATCGTTATCTCCAATATTTCCATAAGAGAAATTTTGCGATATATCCATCCAACCGGTTGTGGGAGGAATCTTAACAAAGAATTTGACATTATCAGTTGTCAAAGTTGTGTTATTGATCTTTGTGTTCTTTGTAGATGTAATCTTAAGATCATAGACAGGGCTCCCAGTTGTGTTCTCGAGCTTTCTGAAAAACGTCCTTGTTCCAGTAACACTAGAATAATCAGGATTCCCAGAGGGTCCGTTTGTAAGTGTTGAGAAATCACCGCTATTTGCTCCTTGTTTCGGAGAGTAAAGTCGACTATTATAAACAAGTAATCCATCAGTGTGTCCTGTTGCACCAGAGGATGTCATATGGTTTTGTGAATCCCATGTTCCTGAGGAAACTGCGCCTTGAGTTGAGTATCCATCGCTTATCAGACGATAATTTTCAAGCTCAAAGTTTTCAATTGTATTGGAATTCGCCGTGTCTCGGTGATAAATAAGGATTTCGTCAGTAATCACAGCTCCTGCTGTCGACAAGTTTGTTTTTAGTGGGTGAGACAGGTTGATGGAAATTGTAGCTGAATCGTCCAGCATTGTATCGTCATTTGTGTTTGTTGATCCTGTGATCTCGAACACTTTGTTATAAAGATCTGTTCCGTCTGTTGCGGGTAGCGATTGAGCCGAGATTGTGTCAACATTTGTTGTTCTATTGAAAGTTAGAACGTTTCCTGTCGGATAAGTAAATTTGTAAGCATTGGCCACTTCTGCGTTGTAAGTGATCGATGCTGATCTGAAGTATTCAACACCAGATAGATATTTTGACCCTTGTCCAGTAAATGTTGTTCTTTGATTAGAGATTGACAATGCTTGGGATGATGCATCTGTATCATTGAACCATTGAACAAAATTTGTTATATAAGTCGTTGATCCATATACATGCTCCACTTTCGCATAGTTCCAACCTTTATTCTGATCGTTAGGATCAATGACGTATTTCGCAGTCCTGTGTTGGAAGATGTCATATTCCGATCCATTTTGATCTCGAGCAGATGCAGACACGGAAACATCGAAGAATCCTGACCCGTTAAGATTTAGATCACTTGCTGATCCGGTGTTTGGATTGCCTGATCCAGCGAACCCGTCAAGGTTGAGAGTGTGAAGCAAAGTTTCGTTCAGATATAAGTTGAGAGATCCACTTTGTCCATTTCCAAAAGCATCATTGGAATAATTGACTTCGGTTGACTTTAGTTGCTCAGCAACGTTGAAGTTGATTGCACCGGTAATCTCTTGTGTTCCATCATAAACACCGAGGCGATAATCTTCTCCACTAGTTGTAACAGTGTACTGATCATCAATGCTCGGAGGAGAAGTAAATGAACCAGTTGATTCAACATCGACATAACCAGATGGGGCACTTGCTCCCGTATCAAAGGAAAGTTTTGTCTCGATTCCTGATGTGTTTGTATAGTTTATTCTGTCTACGGCTGGTGCGGGTCCCGGAACAATAATGCTTAGAATTTCATTGAATCTGTCAATTGCTGTTCCAATTGGAGTAGATGCTATAAAGTCAGTAAATAGACCATCAGTGTAAGTTCCATCTTCAGCATCGCCAATTGTTCCGCCGTCAGAGTCAGCACCAGCTGCGGATGTCAATACAAGATTGTAGCTTGAGTCCAAAGCGAGGTAACTTGAGCTATTAGGAGGAGTTCCGGCTTGCACGCCGTAAAGCTTTAGGGGATTGGAAGCAGCTGATATTTCCATGCTTCCTGTAAAGATATGAGTGTCGTCAGTTGAGTCCCCAAACTGAGTTGAACCGGTTGCTGAAATGTTTATTACGTTTCTGTTCTCGACATTGACGATTAGTTCGTTGGCTGCTAATGTTCCGGATACATTCAGATTCCCAGTGACGTTTAGCGTAGAACCATCGAATGTAAGATTTGCGGATCCGGCAAATGCTCCAGCATTATTATACTGAATCTGGGTTGTCGCTCCAGCTGGGGAGGTTGTGATACCAGAAAGGTTTGATCCGTCACCATAAAACGTTGAGGCAGATACTTCTCCATTGACGAGAATATTTCCTGTCATCTCCAAGGTTGAAGTTGAACCAGAAGTGAAAACTAAATCAGGCGATCCTCCAAAGTTTCCGTTGTCGTTGAATTGAACAGCGCCGGATGGTGGTGCAGATCCTGATACGAGACCGCCTTTTACAAATGCCCAGCCGAAATCAGCCATGGTTTTACTCCTTGACTAATTTATCCAACACCTACAGAGCCAGACCAGTTGCTTCCGGAAGGACTTATGTTATTTATTCTATCAACGGGAATGTTTGTGAGCCCAGCAATAACATCAAAGTCACCCGAACCAGTAAACCACATTTCTGTTACTTTCCACTCGAACCTCGGTGTGTAATATCCTTCATTGCTTCCATGTGTTCTATGTAGCTTAAAGCAATTCGCACCCGCTGTAGCCGAAAGGGAGCCGCTTGCAAACGAACATGTTAATTCGTTGGCATCATGATTGATAATTTGAACCCATCTTGTTACATAAGGGAACGTTACTTTTAAAGCTGTTCCTCCTGTTGCATCTAAATTTCCACTTGCGAATGGGATTCCGGAAACCTGATAGGATCCGACATTTCCGAGACCCGCTGTATATACATTTGATAAGCTCATTATTACCTCTCTCTTTTCTCAAGTAAATAGTTACTTTTTTTTATTGTTTCTCTTTGCCTTTCGTTTAGCAATTCTTTTGCGCTCGGACTTTGATTTGAACTCTTTGCGATCTCGGACTTCATTAATGATTCCGAGCTTTTTGCATTTCTTGAGAAACCTTTTGATGAATCTCTCCGGATTCTCATTTTTCCGAGGAGTTTCTTTAAAATTTGATGCCATTCTAATTCCCTGCCAACTTTGACCAGATACCGGTATTTACACCTAGAGCAGCGAGATTGACTCCCGGATCGTTTGGTGCAACTCCATCCAATGGTTTTGAACCATGAGGAGACATAGCGGATGATCTTCTTTCTTGAAGAGGTTGAGTGTTCTCAAACAAGTCAACTCCGTTATAAGCGTCTCTACCAATTGAGTCAAGCATTTGTCTTCTTCTAGCTTTCTGTTCACGCTCTTTCGCAGCATAATCGACTTGTGGTTGTTGATAAGTTGGCTGTCTTGACTCGACAAGAGGTTGAGCCGTGCCTTTTACAACTTCAGATATAATCGAAGATAGAATTCCCTCTTCGAATATAACTTCTTTGATGCACTCTTTGATCATTGGCTTAAGAGTTCTCTTTAGCTGTTCTTTGTTCATTTAATCTCCAAGAATCTTTTTAAATAGTCCATCAATGTTTGTTTCTCTCTGTTCTCGCAACTTTGATGAGAACGACATTCTCATACCACCGCTTTGGCCCTTAGGATAGACATAGGCATTTGGTGTTGATGGTTCGGATACAATATCAAAACAAATTAGCTGGAAATCTTCTTCAACTGTTGTAACGCCCATTGACTCTTTTACCGAACCTAGGCCTCGAGAAGAAATCCCAAGTTTCACACCAGCATTGATGAGGTCCTTTAGAATACGTCCACTAGGAGTGTCAAGAACCTTGATTTTTCCCATTACGTCATTTCCCTCCCACCAGCAGTCGACTACCATGTGAGAAACGTTTTTTAGGTTGATTACGGAGTCGTCAGGGTGATCTAATTCACCTGTCGCTCTGTTATCTTTTACGATCTGCATGTAATTATCCATTTCTCTTTTGAGAACCTTTGATGGATATACACGACCATTTCCGTTTTTCTTATCTGCTGTTTGAATTCGTCCTGTAAGATATACTGCGCCTTCTTGTGTGATCTCGCGTTTTTCACGTTCGGTCAATAAATCTTGGCACATACCGTCAGGACATAGTGCGTGAAATTCTCTTAGCAATTGTTTTGACATTCTTCTCTCCAATAATAAAATGAGCGGGCGCTACCCGCTCGAGTTAGGATCCGCTGCAACAGCGACGTACCGGTTGCAACATCCAGCGCGTACTAATCATCGACATAATCACCCCCTGGTCTCGATGATAGTTTTAGTCCAAAATCATCGACTAAAACCGAAATCAAATAAGTCGTTCCTGCTCCAAGGCAAGAAAGACAAAAAGCATTTCCAATGGAAAGCTCAAAAGTAAATAGTTGGGTAAACGGGTTAATGCAGAAAAGAAACAACGAACACCAAAAACCCATACACAAAGGGCAGTTCCAAAGCATGTTCCATTTCTTTGTGTAATCTTTCTTTGGCCTAATGTCTTCGAAAATTTTTCCATAGACAATAATGAATGTCATTCCGTATGCCGTTAATATAAAGTTAAGTATATCCAAGGTTCCTCACACAGATGCCGTATATGCTATGTCGAAACCTTGATAGTCAGCTTGTTGAAGAATTTTCTCAATCTTGTCTGCACTATAGTATGGATCATTGTCCACTTCTTCCATGAATGTTCGGTGGTTCGCTTCCATCTCGGCCATTGCGGATTCTGCGAGTGACTTATCTTGATCACTCATTAGAGCAAAACTATGATCAGTTGCTCTACTTTGGCTGGGCTGCATAATGCAGTCATCATTTGGGTCGTCTGGTGTAGTTGTTCCGTCGTAGTCAAATAGCTTGCTTCCATCGGCAGTTGCAACTTTGGCATATTTAGTTTCATCTTTGTCAAAGTAATCCCACATGCGTCCGGCTGCTGCTGTCGATCCAGAATCCTTATCTGATGTCAAACCGCCACCAGAACCATTTGCAACAACAAACGCCATGTTATAAAGGAGCGAGCCGTATTTTTGTCCTCTAAACTCTTGGGCGGTGTAAATCGATTCAATCTGCCATGATGGTTTTGTTCCAACATTTGTGCCGTCAACAGCTTTACCAGAAATGCACGGACCACTATCTTGTAAAGAGGTAAGGCCAACTGAACCAACTATTTTGAGTCCAAATACCTTTTGATCAATCGTATCACCCACCCCTAGCTTATAAAGAATGAGTATTGCATCGTCGTCGTCAACTTCGCTATACATACATATACCGGTTGTATTAGCGCCTTTCTTTTCTTCTTCAGTCAAGAAGCGACGCCAGTTTTCCATTATAAGCTTTTGTTTCATAGATTCCACCAACAATATCTCTTTCTGTTCTCGAGATAATGTTCATCATCATGATTCTGATATGCTTCTTTTTCAAATGGGATATTGAAATAAGCTTCATCGCCCTTTTGACCTTTGAGTAGGTTGAGAGTCCACCATCCAAAGTAAAGAAAAATAAAGCCAATAAACGCAAGCTCTAGAAACTGTTGGAAGTGAATTGTTTCGTGCCTCTTGGTTGCTTCACTCATCTCTCCTCGAGAAATAACCACAGGCCCAAGAGTGATTGCACCAATCTCAATCGGAGCAATGTAAGATAGCCAAACAGGAATTTTGCTGTTCTCGACAAATAAAGGTTTCCAGTGTTTCATTAATATGTATATCTCCCATATAGATAAGGTGCGAACAAGTTGTGTTGTAGGATTGAGCCCTTTTGCTCTTCTGCTGGGACTTCACCAAGCTCTGTTGAGTATTCTCCATCTGGTGAAAGAAGGTGATCATCGTGCATATCATCATAGCCGGTTCTTCCAGACATCATTGGCTGTTCCGACTCCATCCACTCTGAGATTTTCATAAGTGTGATCTCGACAACCTTTTCACCTTCGTGTAGCTGACCTTCGAGAGAGCCATAAATATTTCCGCCTTGGATTGACTCAATTTTAAGGACACCTTGTTTTCGAAGATACTCAAGCAATCGTGACTCAGCGCCATATACAAGATCGGATAAGGTTTCTTTTGCAAATGCAACAATCTTTTTTTCATTTGGCTTTACGACAATATCGATGTCCTTATGGTCCATAATCATGAGGTCTCCGTTTATTGCTGAGCGTAGCTGAAGCTTTCCTTCGACCTTGTCTTTCTCGACAACTTCGATCTTCACACCTTCCGGTTCTGGTGGTGCTTGTGGGACTTCTTCTGCTTCATCACCTGTGATTTTAATATTAACTGGCATTTCTCTTTACCTCCGCTAAAAGGTCTTGGATATAAAATACTTCCTCGACTATGGCTGAATTTAGAGGCACTTTTGCATAACCATCCAGCTTTGCTCTAACTTTCTTGAAATTTTCTTTTAGTTCATTATTGTTGCCTTCTATGATTTCGAAATCTACGGCTTCCTTGAGGCGTCCAATCTCATCATTCAGATAAGATTTAAGACCAAGGCCATTATCGGAAAATGAAACAATGAAGTTGCCAAGCAATTCTTTTTGTTCTTTCAATAGCGAGTGCTCATATGCTTCATTGAATCTTTTGACAAACATTTTAAATTCTAGATTGTCGACATGCTTCATTTCTGTCATGACTTCTTCTTTTCTTGACAAAAAATTTACCATGTTGTTCTCAAGCATGATTCTCTTTTTTGCATTTAAGTTATCATTCTGGAAGAATAAACCAAGAGTTGCTAGATCTTTGTAGTTCGGAACAAAGTTGGAAAATGTTTGAGACCCAAGTGCTTTGTTGATTTTATTGATCAACGCCGTCTGTTCGTTGAAGATTTCTTTGCGCTCAAGCTTGTCAAAGTCGACTTTGCTTTCCTGAAGAAGTCGTCTTGAGAAATCTTCTTTCGCCTCTTTTGTTTCCATCAAGCTGCGATAAATATCAAGCTCTTGCTTAAGAACCTTTCCTTTTGAGAAAAATTCTCGCAAAAGACCCTTGACTTTTGTTTGTTTGACTTTGTCTTCTTTTAAGATTGCTTTCGTTAATTCACGAATCAGACATTCGTAAAGAAAAGCGGTATTTCTTTTCTTATTATGTTTCATGCTTGTCTTCCTTTTTCGTTAATGACTCAATCAGCGTTTTAAGTTCGCTGCTAGTGTTAAATAGTTTCTCTTCTTCAATTTCGTTTGACTCGTAAATACCTCTTGCAAGAGAATCCATACCTCCGAATCCAACTTTGCCGGGCCAAGTTGTTCTTGAAGTTGATCCTCGGACTTCTCCGCTAAATGCTTGATTCTTCATTTGCTTTGAGAATCCACCTTTGCGATATGAGGATTGGTGCCTCTTGTATGGTCCTCGAGGTTTTGCATCGTCATCACGCTTTGCTGGTGGTTCGGCTAAAAGATCTCCTTCTTCGCCTCCAGTATCTCCACCAGTGTCACCCCCGAGATCACCACCAAGGTCTCCTCCTAAGTCATCTCCGCCTCCTAGATCGCCACCTAAGTCGCCACCAAGGTCTCCACCTAGATCGCCTCCTCCAAGGTCTCCGAGTCCCCCACCAGCGTCTCCGCCGCCTTCGGCTGGTTGAGCTGCTGCTTCAAGAGAAGCCATGTATTTCTTGTCGGTATACATTTCACGCTGCATTCTGAGATATTCATCTTGAGACAATCCAAGAAGATTCTCGGACACCCAACGACGTGAGAAATATCCTTCGGTAGCAGCTCCGGCAATGTCGAACTTGGTTTTCCAATGTTCGAGCTCTTGCATCTCTGCAATCTTAGAAGGATTGTTTAAAGAGAGCTTGAAGTTGAGAAGATCATCGCCACGGTAGCCCAACGTGTATAGATGAACAATCCCAACCTTTTCAAGCTCAGAAATTAAAACTCTTTGTAATCTTTGGATTGTTCTCGCAAATCTAATGTCTTTCTGTGCGAGAGTTGTCTTATCTTCAGTTGCACCTTCGCCCATTGAGAGATAAGATTGCGGAACTTTGAGAGCAGAGAACAGTTTGTCTCGAAGATACTTAACGTCTTCGATCTGCGCTGTGAATTGCCCTCCAGGAAGGTTGATAATGTCTGTAGAGCTTTGTCCGCCCTTGATAGGGATAAAGTAGTCCTCTTCGATGGAAAGTGGGTTATAACGCAAATCTACGCGTCCTGTTGTAGGGTCTACAACTTGGTGACGTTTCATTTGTGTCATAACTTTTTGCATGTATTGCTCAACGTCTTGTGGTGCAATCCCGCCAACGTCAATCTTAAACACACGTCGCTCTGGAGACCTTGTAATACGATAGGCCATCATTGCATCTTCAAGAAGCGTAAGTTGTCTCCAGATGCGTCTGGAGGGCTCTAGAACCGATGTTCCATACGGGGCATGCTTGTCATGCCCTAGAACTCTAAAGTGCGCTATTTGCCAATTCTCGAGCGTTAAACCAGCATTATTCCATTGGAACTGAACGTAGTTGGGATTTGATGGGTCTTCTCCTTCAAGACGCTCAACTTCTTGTGGAGGAAGACCGATGCAGTTTTGAATTCCTTTGCTCTCGTCGATGTCGAGATAAACAAAGAGATCTCCGTATTTACACATCGTTCTCGCCCAACCGAAGAGATTATGTTCAACATTCATGATATCGTAGTATAAAGAATGAAGCATATATTTTATTTCGTCGTTTGGACATTTGATGTGAAGCATTGGAGTCAATGCTGAATGAGTTGTCATCTCATCTGCGTAAATGTCAAGAGACGAAGCAATCTCTGGTGTGAATTCCATTTGGTCAAAGTCAACGTAACGCTCTGCTCGGTTTCTGTTCGAAATCATGTTAAGCGTCATGATGTTCATTGGGTTGTATTCGGTCTTCTTAAACTGCTGACCGGAAGCTGACTTAAAACGCTTTGCATATATGTCAAGGTGCCGTCTTCTTAGTTGGCGCCCTGATTGGGTTCTTCGTTGCGTTAAAGGACCAGAAAATAATCTAGTCAGTGTTTTGAACAATTCGTTCTGATTATTGTTCGGATTTCTTTCGTTACGGGCCATATTCTATCCTTTGTATATCCACAAAAATTCTTTTGTTTTTTTGATTTCCTCCTCGTGCTTTTGTTCGAATGTTTCATTGTAAAACTTTTGGCCTTTGATTTGCGTATTCATCGTCGTAGTGCTTTTGAATACTCCCCCAAGCATAGCTTTCTTGTATGCCATGTCTTTTTCACTTTCTGTCAGTGCAGTATCCCGCACCCAACAAGCAATTGCCAAAGACATTACAAGATCATCATTATATGATCGCATAGCTTGAGGTTTACCATTTTGCCAAATAAATGTTTTCAATTCATGAAAAACACGATTGGAATGTATATTAATTAGTTTGTTTCTAACGTACTCCTCTAGTTTAGCAACAATAAGCGGACGTGTCTTTGTTGAGGTCGTAAAACCAAGAACTGCTCTATCGTCATGTTCTGCCAAATAGCTCTCGACATATTCATGAGTTGACTTGATAGAATAATATATTTTTTTGTAGCCCATGTCTTTAAGCTTCTCGAGAACAGCAATTCCGATACCATTGTTCTCGACAACCAACAAGCAAGTCCCGTACTCTGTGCCTGCTGAAAATAAAATGCTTGAATACATGTCAAGGTCAGGTTTACCTTGGTATTCTGCGACTACCGTCATTGTATCTATACGTAAGACATGAAAGCAAGAAAAGTCGCTACCATCCCCCCTTGCAACATCAGCCACAAGAAGATAGGGTACGCCTTCTTCATATTTTTCCCATATCCAGTAATTTCTGTCATATCCTGTCCTGTAAATTGGATCTCTCACTTCGTGAATTATTCTTTGCAAATCTTCTGGGTTTATAACAGTTTCCCCAGAAGCATTGAACGAACACTCAAGCTCTTGTGCGATTTCTCGCCTTGACATGTTCGTGGTCTCTTTGTCGAACCATGCTTGATCTCTATCGGGATGGACGTCCCACATAAGCTTTATTGGATGAAAATCATTTGATTCTGTCTCGGCATCACTATAAGTTTTGTGGAACCAATTTCCAACGCCGTTAGGGGTGCTGAGAGCGATACAGCGCCCTCCTGTAGACAAAGTAGGGTAAAGACCCGTCCAAAGCTCGTCGAAGCCCTCAACGAACGCTGCCTCGTCCACAATGAGCAACGATAATGCTTCCGAACGACCGGCATCTCCAGATGTGGATGCCGCCTTTACTTGAGACCCGTTTGACAATTCAAATGATTGTCTGTTGTCGACTGTGATCTTTGCGATCAACATGAAAGAAGGAAGATTCTTAAATATCATCTTTACCTTCTTTACAAGGTTTGTTGCCGTGGATAGTTTCGTTGCAATAACGAGAACGTTCTTTTCTCGATGAAACAACATGAACCAAGCAACATAGGCAGCGGAGATTGTCGAGATCCCGAGCTGCCTTGCTTTTAAAATAACGTTGAAACGATAATCGTTAAAGTCCTTGAGCAGATCTCTTTGATAGTCAAACGTCTTAAATGGAATTTGACCTTTAAGAGGATGCGAGATCTTACAATAATTGTCGATGAAATATTGAGGATCTTTGCCGCACCTTACAAGTTCTTTAACGATTTCATTTTTGGTGAGTTTCATTTAGCTTTTCTATTATTTCATAGGGAATGCTTTTTTTAGTTTTACTGCGACTGCCAAAACTTCTTGAGACTTCAGTGTTCCAGGAGGCAATCCCAATTTTTCTTCATCATTTTTCAAATCATAACCCAGTTTGCCAATTCTATTAAAAGCTTGATTTATGAAATCTTGCTTTTTTGAACCTTCATAGTCATCACCATACAATGCTCCAACAGCACCACCAATTCTAGCGCCGGCTCTGTCACCAAGACCTTCAGAAACATTTTGACCCTTTTCGCCGGTCAATTCTTTGGCAATATCAAGCAAATCAGGTATCATTGTGCCAGTATCTTCTATTCCAAGTGCGTCCACATCTGCTTGCAGATCTTGCACTAAAGCTAAAACCTTCATACCAGCTTGGAACACGGCGTCCTTTTTCTTTCCTGACTCATACCCACCACCTGTAAGAGCGCTAATTCCGCCGCCAATTCTAGCGCCGACTCTATCACCAAGACCTTCTCTCATAACGATATCAAGTTCTTCTTTGATGATTCTTTTTAATGTTTCTTTTGTAAGTTTCATTTTTTATTATCTCCTGATTTAATGAATTCATTTTGAGGTCGCTTTGCTTTTGCGGTCTCTAAAAACTTTTTTGTAATGTCTCGAACATTCGGCTCAGAAGGAGCGCCAATTTGATCCATTTGTAATCCGCCAACTTTATAGTGTTGATATGCTTGAACAAATGTGCGAACTCTTGATGTTGTTTGCACGATGATTTGTGGCTCGCCTTTTGCAGTCAAAGACACGGACTTACCAGTAATAGCTTTGTATTCTTTTTGCAAGAACTTTTTTACTTCATTGATTGTTTGAAGGATCTCGTTCTCAAATCTATCATCCTTGAGGTCTCTCATCATGACATCGGATTGATAATTGATGATCATCGAGTCACCATAAAACTTGACTTTAAATCCGTCAATGCAACGCTTGTCAAGCAATGGAATGCCCTCTTCTCTTTTGAGTCCGACTTTTCTCGCTTGGCCATCAAGAGAATAGTTTTCCATATGTACGCCATCATATGCATTGGCAGCAGCTTGAGAAAGCCCTTGAATAATTTCTAATGTTTCTTTGCTCATTTATTTGGTCTCCAACCTGATTTCCATCTTTCTTCACGACCTTCCACCCACTGAATGTAGCACTTAAAACAGCAATCAAATTTTGTCATATATAAATCATCGACAGATTTGAAAGAATAAGTGCTGCAAGTCGGGCATGAACGCTCGGATTCTCTATTAAGTAGTTCTTTTGATATTAAAACACCGCCAACGTCAATTGTTTCACTTTCGCCTTTTCCATAACGATAGTTGCTTTTTAATTCAGCAAGATACTCTTTTTCTTTTTCATCGTCC